GCTAGTTCACTAGCAGAAGCTAGTTCACTAGCAGAAGCTAGTTCACTAGCAGAAGTAAAGAAACCTGAGCAACCCAACGATCAAGGTGTTCAGAGTTCTCTTGAGGCTTTTGATGTTAAAGATCTCACTAACGATCAGTACAGGGATGTAGTCAAGAGTCAGCTTCTAACGAATACCTCTAGGAGTACCCTCTTGGGTCAGGGTTTTCGTAGCAAGCGTTGGGCTAGTTTGTCTGATGTCTATGATCCTGCTACGGATCAAACGGAAGCCCCTGATGTCGGCTTCTTCTCTGGCTTGACTCATAACTGGTTTATCAATAGCATCAACATGGGTAGAGCCTCACAGGACTACTTTGGTGAACAGTTTAAGCCTGATGCTAATCAGAGAGCTGAGATCCTTCAGATGGTCGGATATGACTCCGATAGATACCAAGCTGTCCTCAATGGTGCGGGCAGTATGGATGACGTTAAGATGCGTGTCAAGGTCAATAACGAGTACCTTGATTACAAGATGGCTGAAGCTAATGCTGACATGTTCTCATCCTTTATGTCCTCTATTGGTAGTGGTGTCTCTGATCCTTTGTCTTATGTACCTGTAGTGGGTGCTTATGGCATGGCAGGTAGAGTTGCCACGGGCGCTGTCTTGGGTGCCGTGTCTAACCAGTTGGAAACCTATACCTCAGGTGCCGAGCATGACCTTATTGAAGACATGATTGTTGGTGGCATGTTTGGTGCAGGTATTGAGTTTGCCTTTAAGGGTATGGGTAAGGCAGGTACTTATGTAGGTGATAGTGCTAGACGTGCTAATATCATCAGAGACTATGAGCTTGGCGGTAAAGAATTACCTTCAGAAGTCTTTAATGGCATTGGAGGTTCTACTGAAGCGGCTAAGACCATTAACACCTTTAGAGAGAACCTTGAAGCAAGGCTTCCTGTAGGTTCTGTTATGGGTGTCGTAAAGAGACTTCAGAACTCAGAATCCGTAGATCTCTTTAGGAAGATCTTCGTTGATAGAGGTTCTGGTACTAAGGATGCTGAAGGTCATTACGTAGCTACTACCTTTGATGGTATTACTGCTCAGGAAAAGCTTAGGGATGCAGAGATCAAGCTCACTAACTTTGAGGTTCAGGCTAGGGATCATGTGGGTAATCTCCGTAAGGAAGGTTACTCTGATGTTGATGTCATGGATTGCTTCTACAGATCTATTGGTGGAGCTAAGACTAAGCTTGACGGTAATGCTGAGTTTGAAGCCTTCAAGAAAGAATGTCTTGATATGATTGCCCCTTACACAACTGAAGGTGGTGTACAGGATTTCTTCCCAAGAGTTGCGGACCCTGTTAAGGTGTCTGATAGAATTGAAGCTATACAGGGCACTAAGGGTCAGAGAGGTGATGTAGTTAACACTCTTACCGATCAGATTGCTGAGTCTCTTATTAAGGGCTACGAAACCAATCCTGCAGTTAAAGCTAGGATTGACCAATACTACTATGACAAGGTGTATAAGCCTAAGCTCGAAGCTAATAAGAAAGAGATTGAAGAGCACCAAAAGAAGGCTGTACCTGAGACTGTCAATGAGGTAAAGACTATCCGTAAGGAAGTCTCTAGGAAATCCTCAGACAGATTTAATAGAATTAGGAACATTGAATCAAATGCTAGAGATCGAGTGTCTGAGATTCAAGCTAAGATTGATGACCTTCCTGATGAACTTAAGAAAGCTCATTCAGAGATTGACAAGAAGGTTAATGCAAAGCTTGATGAAATTAACGAAGCTTACAAGAAGAACGTAGCTAAGGCTAAGACCTACGAAGACCTTGAGAAAGCTGAAGCTAAGAAAGACAAGGCTATTGCTGAACTCACTGAGAAGGAAAAGCTCAGAAAGCAAGAAGCTTCAGACAGGATTGCTAAGAAGAAGGAAAGCTACAAGAAGCAGATTGAGGAGACCAAAGCTAAAGCTAAGGAGTCCACAGACAAGCTCAAGAAGGAAGTCAGTGACATCCAGAAGAAGGGTGCTAAGGAAGAAGCTACGGCCATTCGTAACTACAAGTACGATAAGGCTCCCTTACCTCTCCCTGAGAAGCCCTCACAGGCTGAGATCAATCAGTGGGTTAGAGAGAATGCTCGTAGTGATGCTTATGGTTGGGTAGACCAGAATCAGTCTAATCCTAGCACTCTTAATCTCTACGGTACTGGTAATACCAAGTATGACCCTAATGTCACTAGAATCCCTTGGGATACCACTCAGAGAGGAGCTAGTGGTGTTGGTATTGATGACTTCAGAGCTAATCCTATTGAAGCTATCAGAACCTATGTCAATAAGAAGACTGGTGATAGCATTGTACAGGGTCTTGGTTTTGACTCAGAGCAAGCCTTTAGAGAACATCTTAATCAGCTTGCTGTTGATGAGATGAACAAGTCTGTTGGCAAGGGTCTCAAGAAGGAACAGATTCAGAGAGCCTTTAATCTTACTGCAGATATGATCTACGGTAAGTACGGTAGTAGAGCTGACATTAATACTTCATGGCTTGGTGCTGTAGCTGATGTAGTGAGAAACCTTACGTTCCTTTCTAAGAATGCTCTTATGGGTGTAGCTAACATCTTTGAACAGGGTGAAGCTGTAAAGCACTATGGTGCTGTGCAGATTCTTAGGAACACTCCTCTTGTCAGAGAGCTCTTTGATAACTGGACTAAGAACGGTATGTCTAATGCTGATGTGCGTCATGCTCAGTCACTTATCTTTGGCTTGTCTGTTAAGAACGCAGGTGTCTTCAGAGACATTGCTCAGGAGTCGTATGAGAGACAACTTCATAGATTCCAAGGTAACAAGGCTAAGGCTATGTTGGTTGCCGCTAGTGAGTCTTTGGCACAGGCATCTCCCTTTACTAAATTCCTTCAGTCTACTGAGAACTCTATTGTTGAGGGTTCACAGGGGATGTTCTTAGGTGAACTCATTCAGTATGCTCACAACAAGTCTCTTAGACCTAAGGGGTTCCTTACTAAGGAGACCTTAGCTAGAAACGGGGTCTCTGTTGAGAACTTCGATAAGATGCTTAAGCTCCTTAGAGAAAGCACTACTGTTGATAAGAACGGTGCTATCTCCATTACTAACTTACAGCATCTCATGTCAGGTGACGTTATGGGCCTTGCTACTCTCAGAAGGCTTGGTGACTATGTTGCTCATGAAGTGATCCAGAAGAACACCATCGGCGATACTTTCCTTTGGGAGGGTTCTAAGAGAAATCCTTTCATGCAGATGCTACTGCAGTTCAAGACCTTTGCTATTAGATCCTATGACAAGAGAATTAGAAAGATGATGAATAGAGCCGCTGAAGGCGATGCCTTGGGTCAGGCTTACAGCATCTTCTTGTCTACTGCTCTTGGTACTGTGGGTGCTATGGCTAATACTTGTATTGGTATGGCAGGCATGACTGAAGAACAGAGAGAAGAGTACCTTAAGCAGACCGTTGCTTATGACAAGAATGAAGGTGTCACTATGGACACTCTCTTTCAGGTTGGTATCAATGGTGTCATGAGATCTTCTGTCTTGGCGTTCCCTGCTCTCGTAGCTTCTACTGCAGGTTACAACCCTAGCGTTAAGACTACTGCTGATATTGATTACTTTGCTAACAAGGCAGAGACTTATCAGGGTTTTGATGCTGACAAGTATCTTAGAGCTATGTTCCCTGCATACTCTACGGTTGCTTCCTTAGCTAACATTGGCGGCTATGGGAAGGATGTGGTCATGTCTAGTATTAGTGATGACTACACAGAGAAACAGGCTGAACAAGCTAGAACTAGATTTGCTAAGTCTGTTAGAAGTTTCTCTAACGTTCCCTTCTTTAAATGGGGTGTTTACAACTTAATGAATGAAGATTACTAATGGCTTCTACTATTGCTTTTTATACAGGTGACGGTGCTACTACTGACTTCGCTGTCCCCTTTGATTATCTAGCAAAGAAGTTCATAAGAGTGTCCCTTGGCGTCACCATCTTAAAGGGTGGTGACTATGGGGACACCTCAAAGGACTATTACTTTCTAGACAAAACCAAAGTCAGACTTAAAGTCCCTCCTCAGGTAGGAGAGGTGTTAACCATCAGACGCTATACGTCAGCTACTGATCGTGTGGTGTCTTTTAAGGATGCTTCAGTCCTTAAGGCTATTGACCTTGATGTGTCTTCAGTGCAGGCATGCCATATTGCTGAAGAAGCTAGAGAAGTCATCAATGACGCCATTACTGGTGACAAAGAGGGCAATTGGGATGCTAAGGGACACCGTATCACCAACGTAGGGACTCCTATTAAGGACAACGATGCTGTTACCCTTAAGCACTACAAAGAAGATGTAGAAGGTGTCTATCAGGCTAGGCTAAATGCGGAGAAAGCTAGAGATGCCGCTAAGGTCTCAGAGGCTAACGCTAAGGCTTCTGAGATTAGTGCTTCCGATAGTGCTCTTTTAGCTAAGGATTGGGCAATCAAGCTAGATGATACTGTCGATGGTTCTGAGTACTCGTCTAAGTACTACGCAAATAGCTCGGCTAGTAGTGCTAAGGTAGCAAGTGATGCAGGGACTCAGGCTAAGGAAGCAGAGAAAAATGCTACGGCTCAGGCGGCAGATGCTAAGAGTAGTGCACAATCGGCTCAAAACAGTGCTTCTAATGCAGTTACGAGTGCAGGTAATGCTAAGGTATCTGAAGACAAGGCAAAAGCCTCTGAGACGGCTTCTAAGGATTCTGAGACCGCCTCTAAGACTTCTGAGATTAAATCTACGCAAGAGGCTGATAGGGCTGAGAGTGAAGCTGATCGAGCTAAGAGTGAAGCTGATAGAGCTAAGGTTTATGCAGGGCAAGCTTTCAAAGGTCAGGTTCAGGCAGACTGGCGTCAGACAGATAGCACTCAGAAAGACTACATCAAGAATAAGCCGACGATTCCGACAAAAACGTCTCAGCTTACTAATGACTCGGGGTTCTTGATAGGCAGTGACATCAAGCCGACGGGGCTTCCGTTGGGGCACTTGTTCGCGTGGCCTTTCAAAACTCCGCCAGACGGGACTATTCAATGCAACGGGGCGACGTACAACCGCACGCTGTACGCGGACTTTTTCGCCTATGCAAACTCGAAAGGATGGGTGAAGACTGAAGCCGAATGGCAAAGCATTGCTTCTGCCAACGGCGGCTATTGCCCGTACTACTCGGACGGAAACGGCTCTACGACATTCCGCACGCCTAAGTTCACGCCTTTCATGCAGACCGCAATTGCGGGTTCGAGCGTGGGTACGTACCACAAGGCGGGGCTTCCTGAAATAGCGGGAACAATTAGTGCACAGTCTAGTGATGAGTCTAAAAATGAAAATACCGGTGGATTTTACACGCTAAAAAAGGGGCATATTGACGGAGGTTCGTCAGGCGGGAGTGATTACGCAATTAAAGTAGGATTTAAAGCCTCCGGCTCGAACGCCATCTACGGTCGCTCCAGTACCGTTCAACCCGGGTCGAACGAATGGATGATTTGCGTTGTCGTGGTAGGCCAAGCGACGAACCTCGGTTCTGTGGATATGGCCGATGTTTTGACGGCTGTTACGCAGGTGCAAGCGGACGTTGATGCGATCCCACGGCCGAACGCTTACGTCACTAAAACGTGGAGAAGCGGGACAGGGTGGTATCGCGTATGGTCTGATGGATGGATTGAGCAAGGTGGACACGGTACTGGTGGCACATGCTCTTTTAATAAGACATTTTCTAATACAAATTACACGTTCAAAGTGCAACCGTCGAATGGGTATACGGATCACCCTGACTGGATTGCGGCATACGAGCACCGCCCAAGCAGAACAACGGCGAAAACGTCAATCACGTATTACTCGGGTGGAAACCAAGGTTGGGATTGGTTCGCCTGCGGATATTGAAAGGAGGGAAGAACATGAATTTTGAAATCGGACAAATTTTCGAGGGCGAATATCCGCCCGAGGCGGCAGTCTTCTGCAACTCACGCGGCGACTGCTACATCGACGAGATCGAGCCGCAGAACGGCGTACGTCGGTTTCAGATTAAAGCTATTCCTGAGGTATCTCTTGCCGAACTTAAGATAGCAAAGGATGAGGCTGTTAAATCAGCTTACTTGAACTATCACAATAATGAAGCTACTGTTCCCTCATCCCTAGGCTTCACTGCTGATGCGAACACTAGGGCATGGACGGATGTGATGGGTCTTGTTACTAAGGCTCAATCTGCCCCTGAGGGTGAGAAGGTCACTTTCAGAGCTTCAGACAATACCTTCCACGAGATTACTAGAGAACAACTAGGAACGCTTCTTCTAGAAATTATTGCTACTGGTGAAAACTCTTATGCTCAAAAATGGGCTATGAATAAGGCTATTGAAGCGGCTACTACTAAAGATGAGTTAGACGCTATTGATATTACCTTTAAGTCTCCTACAGCACCTATAGCAGTTGATACGCTAGATCAGGTCGCTCTTATGAGTAACCTATCTTCAGGCGAAGGGCGGGGTATTCACATAGAGACTACCGGAAATCAAGCCTATGACAATGTCACAAGCATCCTGTTCCGTTCTCCATACATCCATCTTGATGACTATCACGATGGTGATGTAGCAGTAGACCTGATCTTGCCTACTCGTGGAATCAGCTATTACGCCTGTATGGATGAACCTCTTGAAGTTGTTCCTAAAGAGTCAGGTGCATTGTTCTTTGATGATGAATTGACTCATGGTGGAGCTTATCTTGAAGTAGATCGTATCCATAAGGCATACGGTATTCAGGAAACTGATGACAAAGACCCGAATATTACAGGGGGTAGCTCTTTCAATATAGTAGCAGTAGCCGCTATGTCTGGTGTTGCCCCTTCAGACGGTAAGGTACGCCTTTGGATTCAAGCACTAGATCAGCTTCGTAAACCAAAGGGTATTCTAACTGATGAGAACGGTAATCCTATGGCTGTCGAAAAGCACTACAAGGCGGGTGATACGTTAGATCGTCTAGTCATTGACCGCTTTGTAAATGCTAAAGCCCTGACCTATTTCCGTGTTATGGTTGACAATGGTTTCGATGATCCGTTGTTGCTTGAGGATAGAACTGAAGGTAATACCTGTCTGTTAATCCAAGAAAGTACCAAGAAGTCTCGTACTGGTGAGGGTGGCTTGCAATTCCAATTGGATTCGGGTATTGCTTTAAAGAGTACTCGACACTACTTTGGAACTGGTGTTATCACGACCTCTTGGCTCACACAGATGACTATTCCAATTGCTGATGGTACAGCAGGAGACGCATCTACAATGGCTGATGGTTGGGGCTTGAATGCCTTGAGCAACCTTAAGGCGGGTGTAGCTGATGGTAAGATTCAAATTCTATCCAATGGCACGGATATTGTTGACTTTGATTTCCATAAGATCATGTCTCCTGAAAAGACTGCTCTATTGAGAGGTAAAGCTCTTTCAGTATCCTTTGTAGGTGAGACACCTGATTGTGGCTTTGAGGTAGCCTTGATGAAGTGGGTGGGTGATGGTAAAGCTAATCCTAAGATTCTAGCTAGTAGAAACAACACCGTTCCTACGTTCTCTCAGGGATGGGTTAAGGCTGAATCCTTCTTTGTCTCAGAGAATGTACAAGGCTCCCAAACGATTATTAATGAATTCACAGTACCAACAGATGCAAAGCAATTCGCTGTCTGTATTTATCCCGTGGATGCTCAAACTCCATGTACGTTACGAATTAGCAAACTTCAGTGTGATGCTAAGACTCCGTTCACTACACATATTCATGCTCCTACGGGAGTTGTGGAGGATCGTTTGTTCTTCAAAGAGGGTATGCAACGCTTCATTCAAGATAATGATGGGTACTCTGCCCTGCGGTACACAGTGAACGATACATGGAGTAACTGCCCTGTAGGGTTCTCTAAGGATCAAGGAGATGTTACTTTGAATGATAAGGTTCAGGTAATCCCTGGATCAAGTGCTACAGGGGGTGAGGGTGCTCTAGTGTTCCCGAATGATGGTACTGCGGACATCTCAGTTACATTCCGTGTATTTAATGAGCAGAAGGATGAAAGTCTATTTACTGCTAAGCTCGTGAATGTTACTAATGCCGGGACTGTCACTGACATTAAGGCAGATGCTGTGTCTGTTAAGATCGCAGGGGGAAGTGTTGGAAGCATCGTTACTTTACGTGCTAAGGGAATCAATATAAAGGCTAAGGATATGATCGGTATTCAATTCAAGTCGGATAAGAAAGACGGTTGCTATCTCCAAAGTAACTCTCGATTGAATCCTTTGATTGAAACAATCGTGAACTACAAGGAACTTACTAAATAATATATGGGGTTATCTAAAACTATTTTGCTTTAGATAACTCCTTAGTAAATATAAAACTAGGAGTTATATGAACGTTATTAAGAAAGACGGCACTCGTGAAGACTGGTGCTTTGATAAGATCAAGGTAGCTATTGATAAGGCTACTAAGAGAGCTAATGCTAAGTATCCTGAATGGAAGCTTTGGCAGATCGAAGGTTACATCGAGGGCATCCTTTATCACAAGACTGAAGTCACTACTGAGGCTCTTCATGACCACGTTATTGATGCTCTTAACAGATATCTCCCTGAAGTAGGCAAGGCTTATCAGGAATATCGAGATTACAAGAACACCTATGCTAAAGCCTTTGAGTCTGTCAAGAGTGAAGCTGATACGGCGCTTCTCTTGGGAGACCGTGAGAATGCTAACTTTGATAGCTCCCTCATCTCTACTAAGGGTTCTCTCATTAAGGGGTACCTCACTAAGGAATTGTTCAAGCAGTTCTACCTTTCTAAGAAAGAGAAGGAGCTTGTTAAGCGTGGTGACATCTACATCCACGACCTTAGAGACATGATCTTTAATTCATTCAATTGTTGTCTCTTTGACATTGGCAATGTCCTTAAGGGTGGCTTTGAGATGTCTAATGTGAAGTACACTGAACCTACGAGTGTCCTTAGTGCCCTTCAGGTTATCGGCGACATTACTCTTGTAGCTACTGCACAGCAGTTCGGCGGTTTTACCATTGCAGAGATCGACAAGGTTCTCCTTCCGTATGCTGAGAAGACCTACGATAACGCCTTTAGGAAGTATTTCGAACAATGCAATATGGAGTATAATGAATCCTATGTAATGGCTATGGGGGATCTCAAGCGTGAACTTGAGCAGGGATTCCAGTCTCTTGAGTTGAAGTTGAATACTGTCCCGTGTTCTCGTGGTGACTTTGCGTTTACTACGCTTACTTTTGGTACTTGGGACATCATGATGGATGATCTTGACAGAGACATCATGAAGCTGATCGGTGAAGTTATCCTCGATACCCGTATGAAGGGCCATGGTGGTAAGCAAGTTGTCTTCCCCAAGCTCGTCTTCCTCTATGATGAAGATAAGATTGAAGCTGATGAGGATCATGAGGAACTCTTCCATAAGGCTGTGGAATGTTCTAGTAAGTGTATGTACCCTGACTACCTTAGCTTGAACCATGGCAAGGTGGGCGATATCTATCAGCGCACTGGTGCTATCACGAGCCCTATGGGTTGCCGTGCATATCTCACTGAGTGGCATGACCCTAAGACAAACGAAGCCATTACTATCGGTCGTTGTAACATTGGTGCTGTTTCTCTTAATCTTCCGTTGATTTGGAAGGTTGCTGAGAATGAAGGCGAAGACTTCTTTGTTGTGCTTGAGGATAGAATGCAGGTCATCCGTGAGTTCCTTAAGAAACGTTACGACATGATTCGTCACACTAAGGCTTGTACTAACCCCATGTGTTTCACTCAGGGTGGTCTTTACAATGGCTACTTGAATCCTGATGATGAGATTGGGGATCTTGTAGAATACATGACTGCATCCTTTGGAATCACTGCATTGAATGAGTTGTCTATCCTAGCTACTGGCAAGACTTTGAAAGAGTCTAGCTGCTTTGCTAATACTGTTGTTGATTTTATTAACGAAAAGATTGAGGAATTTAAGAAAGAAGATGGCTACCTTTATGCTCTTTATGGTACTCCTGCAGAATCTCTGTGTGGGACTCAAGCTAGACAATACCATGAATATACAGGAGACAATCGCTTCGGAGATTACTTCACGAACTCCTTTCACCTCCACGTTAGTGAAGATGTAACCCCTTTTGAGAAGCAGAATAAGGAATATGAACTTTTTCACAAGTGTAATGGGGGTCACATTCAGTATGTACGAGTGGATAACCCTGATAAGGTCAATGCAGTTAAAGCCCTTGTTCAGAGAGGCATGTCGATGGGTTTCTACCAAGGTGTCAACTTTGATGCGGCTTATTGCGAGGATTGTGGCAGGCATAGCACTAATGTTGGTAACACCTGTCCTCATTGTGGGTCTCACAACCTCTCTATTATTTCTCGTGTTTGTGGGTACTTGGGTTACAGTAATGTCAATGGAAAGACCCGAATGAATGACGCCAAGATGGCAGAGATCAAAGACAGGAAGAGCATGTAATGAATTATTCAGGTTTGAATACCTGTGATTCAACTAATGGTGATGGACTGAGAGTATCCTTGTTTGTCTCAGGATGCTCTCTCCATTGCAAGGGGTGTTTCAACAAGGATGCTTGGGATAAGAACTATGGTAAGGAGTTCACTGAGGAGACTATGGATACCCTCTTGGAGGCTCTCAGAAGCCCGTGGATCAATGGACTGAGTATCCTTGGGGGTGACCCCTTGGAGGCATATAACATTCCCACAGTGAGCTATATAGTAGCTCTGGTGAAGCAGTTGTGTCCTACCAAGACCATTTGGTTGTGGACAGGTAGAAAGTACGAACAAATTAAAGATCTAGCACTCCTTAAGTATGTGGATGTGCTGATCACAGAACCGTTTATTGAAAGGAAGAAATGTAATGGAAAATACTATGGATCGAGTAACCAACGTGTCTATTGGAGATCTTCAGGAGAAGCTGAAGGTTTTGTTCAAGATTACCCACTCGGGAGACCAGTCGGATCTTAAGCTTATTTATCGCAAGTGCATCAGTGAAGAGTTCAATGAACTCCTTGATGAGGATTCTAATACCCACGAGGACTTTAAGGAACTTTGCGACCTCATTTGGGTTTGTGTTCAGTATGCTAATGCCTGTGGCTATGACATTGAGGTAGGTATGAATGAGCTTATCAAGGAGTATTCTAGCAAGCTGTGGGATGACGAAGGTAACTTCTGTGCAACCTATAGGGAAGATGGTAAGCTCCTTAAGGGTGATCACTTTAAGAAGGCTAACTTTGAGAGGTTGATGAGGCGTGGCTGATGAACAGCGTGGCTGATGAACAGAACACCATCCTAGAGAATATCGCACAAATCACTCCATCATTAGCAGTGTCTAGTGCGGCATTCCTAGGTTTACCCTTAAGTGATTGGGTCTACATAGTTACTATTGTCTATACCTTCGTAGGTATTTGCACAATGATTAAGAAACACTGGATAGACCCTTGGTTAGAGAAGAAGAGAAAGAAATGAATTACAACGATCTTGAAGAACTTTTGGGCAACCTGCAGAATGAGTTGCTTAACAATATGCTTGAAGACCTTAACAACCCTGAGAAGAGATCCCCACAGCTCTACAATGCCATCATTAAGGAGCTTGAACGTAATGGTATTAACTGCATCCCTAAGGCAGGTGATGGAGACGAGAATGCCCTTAGCAGACTCCTGAAGGCTACTAAGCAGAGATTTGAGGAGGACTATGGCTCAAGCATCAACTAAGGAAGCAGAGCTTCTTTTACCTTATTTTGAGAGCTTTCCTCTCTTTACTGCTCTTGTGTGGCGTGCAATTGGTCTTCCGTCTCCTACGCCGTTGCAGTCTGATATTGCAAAGCTACTCCAAGATCCCCCTAATGACCGTATGATCCTTATGGGTTTCCGAGGGGTAGCTAAGTCATTCATTACGTGTGCCTACGTGGTTTGGTGTCTTTGGAGAGACCCTCAGACTAAGATTATGGTTGTCTCAGCTAATAAGGAAAGAGCTGACGCTAATGCTACCTTCATTAAGAAGATCATTAATGAACTCCCTTTCTTGGATCACCTGAAGGCTCGTGAAGGTCAGAGAGACACTCAGAACCTTTTTGATGTTGGCCCTGCTAAACCCGACCATTCGCCTTCAGTTAAGTCTGTGGGTATCAAAGGTCAGCTTACGGGTTCCCGTGCAGACATCATTGTCGCAGACGATAAACTTTAACCATGTCGTCTCTAAACCCCTTAAATTCGGTGGAACTCAGTCCTAACTAGGAAAGACAATACCGAGCCGAGCTATTTAGCAGGTGTAACGACTATTATGTAGGGTCAAGTGACTCGAAAAATGGGGATACCTTTTGGTATAAGATATAGTCTGGTCTTCATAGAGATATGAAGCATCGTCAATTATAAGGAACATAACTATGTACGAAATTAACAAAACTTACGAAACTCCTAAGGGCCTTATCAAGATCCTGTCTAGAACTAAGAAGCAGAAACTTCCTAATGGTAAAGTTAAGCATCCTAGGGCTGTCATTCAGTTTGTCAAGACTGGTACAGTCATTGATGTTCAGACCTGCAACATTAAGGCAGGTAAGTTTGAAGACTTTATGGAACCTACGGTCTATGGTGTAGGGTTCCTTGGGTCTCCTATTAGAATCCCTGCTAGAGGCTCTAATAGTATCATCCGCAAGATCTATGACCTGTGGGCTAACATGCTTAAGAGAGCTTATGGTAACTACAAAACTAGCTATGTAGGCTGTAAGGTAGATCCTAGGTGGCATAACTTTACTACCTTCTTGAATACTATTCACGAGGTAGAAGGCTATGAAGAATGGGAAAAGGACTCTAGCATGCACCTTGATAAGGACATCAAGAAGGGCAACTGTGGACTCTACTCTAGGGATCATTGTAAGTTTGTTACTGCTACTGAAAACGCAGTGGACTCAAATAAAAGACGATGGGGTAAGGCTAACGCCCTTGCCTTAACATAAAGGTGGAAGTTCCATCTAATTCATTTACTCAGGTGCTCAGGGATCAGCTATTCGAGCTCGTGAAGGAGCTCGACGCTGTCCTAAAGCCAGGTGCAGGTAAGAAGATCCTGTATCTGGGAACCCCTCAGAATGAAATGAGTCTCTATAACGAGCTACAGGAGCGCGGATACACGGCTGTAATCTATCCCGCTAGGTACCCCTATGATGACTCTCATAGAGCCTCCTATGGCGATAGATTGGCCCCTATCATTGCTGACAAGTACGACAAGGATCCTAAACATTGGGCAGGTAAACCTACAGACCCCCTTAGGTTCTCTGAAGATGATCTACAGAAGCGTGAACTATCTTATCGTAAGGCAGGCTTCGCTCTGCAGTTCATGCTTGATACGACCCTCTCAGACGCCGATAAATACCCTCTGCGGCTTCGTGACCTCATCGTAGGTATGTTCCCCTTAGACGAGGCTCCGATGAAGCTCACGTGGCTCCCTGAGCCTTCTAAGAGGGTTCCAGTTGACGAGTGTCCTACGATGGGCCTTAAGGGAGACTCTTACTTCTACTATCATGCCTCATCCAATGAGGTTGTTCCCTATGCCCATAAGATCCTATGTATAGACCCGTCGGGCCGTGGACGTGATGAGTCGGGTTATGCAGTCTTGTACTACCTAAATGGGTATATCTACGTCATGGAAGTAGGGGGTCTTTTAGGAGGTTATTCAGATGTAGTTCTCAATAAGTTAGCTAAGGTAGCTAAGAAGTACAAAGTCAATGAAGTAGTCATTGAAGGAAACTTCGGTAAACCATATTGCCGAAACAAAACCCATTAAATTCGGTGAAACTCCCTCAGGGACAATACCGAGCCAAGCCTAGAAATAGGAAGGTGTAGAGACTAATTGTAAGACCAAGTGGTCTGAAAAAGTGGGAACAATAGCTAAAATAACAATAATATGCACGAATACAAATTTCATATAATCTATAAAACAACAAACCTAATAAATGGTAAAATATACGTAGGGCTACACTCTACGGATAATATTTACGATGGATATTTAGGTAGTGGTTGGGTGCTTAAGTCTGCTATAAAGAAGTACGGTAGAGAAAACTTTAAAAGAGAGGTTCTGTTAGTCCTATCCAACAGGGAAGAAGCTAGAGAAGTAGAGTCCTTGCTGGTAGATAAAGAATTTGCCTCTAGACAAGATACCTATAATCTTCAAGAGGGCGGCATGGGTGTTGAGAACCAGTGGGGTGAAAATAACCACGCATACGGTAAGGTAGCCCACAACGCTAAAGGTGTCTTGGCAGAACACCTTGACGGCAGACAGTTTAGGTTTAACTCAATACAAGAATGTGCAGAAGCTCTAGGATTTGCTAGAGCTAACATAAGAAACCTCCTCTATAAAGGTATTCGTGGTAGAAGAGGTTGGAAGATTAGCTATTGTTAAGATATAGTCCGATCTACACAGCAATGTGTAGCCCCATGGCATAAGCGTAACGAACTTGTGTAAACATAATGGATGGTATGTACCTTAAGCTCTTTGAGCCAGTATTGAAGAAAACTTACCCTAACTGTGGATTAACTGAAGTTAAATCCTCAGGGCAAAAAGAACTCCGAATCATCGACACTCTTGAACCTGTAATCTCTAACCATAAAATGTGTGTCACGCCTGAATGTATCAGGAATGACTTCTCTACAGTCCCTGAATCGGATTACAAATATGCTTGCTTTTATCAGCTTACTCGTATCACTACTGACAGGGGTGCCCTTGTTCATGATGACCGTCTGGATGCTCTGGCAATCGGAGTTAAGTACCTTGTGGACTTCATGGGTGTCGATGCAGACACTGGAATTGAGGAACTTACTGAAGAGTGGTTAGAGGAGTCTATGGAGTCTTTCTATGGATTCGTTACTAGCCGTGTAGGTACCGGTGGAATAATCGTTACTGAAGACACTAAGACTGGCTCTAGAAACACTACTAAAGGAATCAAAAGAGAGACTTCAGGGTACAAACTTAAGTAGAAATACTGATAAGTGATACCTAAATAATACCCTATAGTTATATTTAGGGGTAATCTTTGGGTAATTAGTGTACCTTTAAATGACGACATACCACTTTTTTAATTAGTGTACTCTCCTAGTAGGGGGTGAGAAAGGTTATATATAGGTGTATGTAGCTCATGCACTAGCTCTCCTCTAAAGACAATATATCAAGGTATCAGGTATCAGTATACTATAGTCCCTTATAGGTGTACTATAGTTCCCTTATGGGGATCCTAGGGTTCCCTTATAGGAGTCCTACAGATCCCTTATAGGGGTGAACATCATTAACAATTATAATAATAAGAACATAGATGAATTGAACTAAAAACAAGGCTAGTACAACTAGCAAGGTGTTTATCACCATAAAGATAATCATCATCATTGTCCTATTTATCATGTCATTGATGAATGGCGACTTAAGTATGATTGATGCTGTCTTAAGGACTCTTGTGAGTTCCTTATAGAGTCTTTGACTCTACCCTTTAAGATTTCCATAGTGTGTCACGTAATAGCCCTAGACTCTCCCTTAAGTGTGGATTGTCTAGGGCTTTTTTTTCGATTCCTGTGGATAAGCCTGTGGATAAGCCTGTGCTAGCTAGGCTAGCTGTGGTGTCCTGTGGATAACCCCGATTGAAAAAATGGAGCAAATTTATGAACCCTCACATTAATAAAAGATCGCGTGCGTTACCCCCGTGGGGGCACCTCATGATCGCCTCACGCATCGCGTTTGAACGACAGCCGCCGATTTCCCGCCGTGTTGCAAGGTTTGAGCCGAAGGTGGTGCCTTTGGGGTGCATTGGGTTAACTGTGGGGCGCTTTGGGCACTTGTCGACATATGGCATATGATCTGTGGGTTGCCCTGTGGTGCACCTCATCACACCGCTATGCTGTATAGGCGTCACCCAAACCCTGCCTATTGCTAGCTGTGGTGATGCTGTGCTAGTTAACTAGCTGTGCTAGCTGTGGTGGCTCTCTGCCTATATAAAGAATGCTAGGGCTAGGGGATACCATGTTTACGGTATTTTTCACGATGGGTCTTGACAGATGCCTTTGGGTGCTTTATAGTTCAGGGCATGGATCGAACGAATTGATCCGATATTCTTAAGGAGATAAATCATGATGATGCGTTTTGACAATATCGTTTCCCTGCCCTCTGGAAAGAGAACGGTGGTGACACGATCACCACGCTTTACGGGGTGTACATGATTGATACTAAGGGGATTTCCCAGAAATACAAGGAGCTTGCCAACTGCTAAACCATAAGGGGCTAGGGGGTGCCCATAGTAGCCCTCTAGCCTCCACAACACGGAGTATTGAAGATGAATGCACAAGTACGCAAGATGATGGACGCATGTCCGTCTTACATGGTGGCGGAGTGGAGCCTGCCCGCCCTCATCAATGGTGACTACACTGGCATCCTTGATCCGGAGGATTCCGATAGTTGTGGTGAGGCGTCTCTCGTCTCCCAGTTTGCGGAAACGGTAGTTGACGGGCGTGCTATAATCGTAGACGAAGAGGAAGATGGGACGATTAACCCGATCTTCTGCAAAGACGAAATCACAGGCACCTATGCCGAGTGCGTCCGTATCTGGCTCGCCTAGTAACCCTAAGGGGTGCCCATCGGTGCCCCAGTAACACCTACCTAGCAAAAGGAATCCCCATCATGAAAATGATCTTTCTGCCCACAAGTTCCAACAAGAAAACGGGCGATATCATGCAGACTTACAGCTCTCGTAGCACCTGCCCCAAATCCTGTGTCTTTAAGAACAACGGGTGTTATGCCGAAGGCTGTCACACGAAGATGGTGTGGGATCGCTGTGAAGACAAAAACGATGCTCGCTATGTTATCAATGGTGAACACCTGAAAATTGGCCTCCTTGAAGGTGCCTTTAACAAGCTCCGTAAGAACCCGACTCGTGACTCTATCCTGTTCCGTCACAATGTGGCAGGAGACATTGCAATCGAGGGCACAAGCCTAATTGATGTCAACAGAGTAGACACCATTGCAGGAGCCATTGAAGGGGCTAACAAGGTAGTAGGTGAGATCATCAAGGGTTACACCTTTACTCACTGCATGATTGACCTACACGCATCGGACATCATCCATGATGCGGCCTGTAAGGGCTTTCTTATCAACGCCTCGTGTGAGACTGTAGAGGAGGTCAAGCATGCTAAAGCCTTAGGTATAAACGCAGTCATTGCCTCTGTTGACCCTAAGGAAACCGAAAAGGAGCTTAAGGCTGTGGGCTTGTATGGTGCACAGTGTCCTGCTCAAGTCAAGGAAGGCATGGACTGCAATCATTGTCAACTCTGTGTTAAGAATCGCAAGGTTGTAATTATCTTTGGTATCCATGGTGCCCACAAGGGCAAAGCTCGAAAGGATATCCAGATTCATAGGGCAAAGTCTAGTAACCTAGCTAAGCTCTAGAAACCACGACAAACAACTAAAGGAATGCCCCTAGGAAAGCAATAGAAAGCCCTAGGGGCGTCCAAAGGCTAGCAAGCTAGCAAAGGAGATAACATGTATACTCTCACCACCACCGTCATCGAACGCTCTGACGTAGCCTCTATTCTCTTTTATCGTTGGAAAGACGGGGCATATGCAGTCACCTTTACGGACTGCGAGTCTATCTACACTTTCGCCGGTAAATATTCAGGGGGTGAGGATGTAGAGGGAAAGCTCTACAAATTCAAGAAAGGGGGCTCTATGGATCTCATCGGACAGGCCTCCATGCACGGCAGTGTTATGAATGCGATTCTGTCCATGTGGAATAACCACATTAAGGAGATTGAAAAGAATGCTTAATCTTAAAGAATACCTGATTGTATTCATTGGAATTGCAATCATTCTTGGACTTTTCCCCGCATTAGTAATGTTTTGCAAGCTTATCGGAATCTATTATTAACTACATAAACTTTCATTTAGGAAGGCATTAAATATGGATGAAAATAAAAAGACACCTGCAGAGGGAACTCCTGAGGAGGCCGTGCATTATCACGGTGCTGTGGAACCTATTGAACTCATGCAATCTATCCTAACGCCTGAGGAGTTCAAAGGATTTCTAAAGGGAAATGCTATCAAGTATGCCTTCAGGGCAGGCAGGAAAGCAGGCGAATCTGCGGAGAAAGACAAAACCAAATTTCTTGTCTATTCTCAGTGGCTCCACAACTACCAACATGGTGGAAAGATCAAATAAGATAGACTAACGCTTAGTGTACCCTTAAGGAGCTTCCAATTAGTGCACGCTAGTAGAGAGAGTAGAGAGATACCTAAGGTTAACTAACAGTGTTAACCTAGGTACTCTTACATTAACACCTATAACAATTATCTTTATATAACCTTATAAAGACTTACTAAAGACTTACTAAAGGTATCCCCTATGTCTTACTATGAAAACATGGATAAGTTCTCTATTGATGAGAACTCCTACGATGACCTGTGTCTTACCTATGGGAAACATAGGGTAGACCGCGAAGTAGCCTTAGAACTTGAAAGCAAAGATAACGCATTTAACGCTTTCATGTCTAAGAGAAATAAGGCCATTGCAGACAATAACCTTACCAACATCGGCACTGCTAAAATTCTTTTGTCTGAATCTATTCCTGCTATGGCTAAGGGCTTGCAGGACTGGTTCGATAAAGTCAATAACGGCAAGAGCGGTAGAAAGCACACTGCGGCTACTCTTATCAACACCCTGAAGGCAGATGAAATTGCCTTTATCGTGTCTAAAACTATCCTGTCTAATTCCATGTCTCGTGTCGGCCTTACCCATCTTTCGATGAAAGTAGGCGAAGCCATTGAGGACGAAGTAAGGTTTAACGCTGTCCTTTCCTCTATGTCCCCTAGGGAAGTCCAATCGTTTAAGGCCGGCATGGATAAGCGTATCGCCTTTCAGTTTAAAAAGAGATACGCCATTCAGAAGGAGAAGTATTTGGCAGAGGAAGGCCGGCTCAAGCTGTGGGACAAGTGGGGTAGCACTGAGAAATGTATTGTCGGTATGAAAATGGTTGAACTGTTCGCAGTCCATACTAAGCTCATTCATATCGTAAAAAACTTCGTTAATGGGAACATTCAGTATTCCGTTGAACTTGATGATGAGATTGCTACGTACATTGAACATCAAGACACCTACCTCGCAGATCTCATGATGGAACACCGCCCCATGGTTATCCCTCCGAAGCCCTGGACTAATCCGTTTGATGGCGGTTACTACATCAACCTCAAGAAACCCTTACAGCTTGTCCGTATGTCTGCTAGAGATTGTGATGCTCTGTATTCCGATGTTGACATGCCGAACGTTTACAAGGCTGTAAATGCTATTCAGAACACTGCGTGGCATATCAACTCTAAGGTGCTTGAAGTAGCTAACGCCGTATGCTCTTGGGAGCACATCCCTGAGGCTCTAGAGATGCCTACGGAGAATCCCGCGGAGCCTCCTGTGCGTCCTATTGAGGCAGATACCGACGAAGCCGTACAACGCGAGTGGAGGCAGGCTATGACGCACTACTATCAGGATGACAATAAGCGTAAGGCCAAGAGGATTCTAGTCAACTGCATCCTCAAGCTTGCCAACGACTTCAAGGATGATGAAGCGATTTATTTCCCGCATAACCTTGATTTCCGTGGGCGTGTCTATCCTGTGACTCTGATTCACCCTCAAGGCAATGACTTTATGAAATCAATGCTTGAGTTCTCCGAAGGTGTTGAATTAGGTAAGGATGGCCATACGTGGCTTGCCTTTCAAGGTGCCAACATGTGGGGTCTTGATAAAAAGCCCTTTGAGGAGCGTATTGCGTGGGTCTATACCAACTCCGACATGATTGTGAGCATTGCAGAGAAACCTCTGGATAATCTGCAATGGACTGAGGCGGATAGCCCTTGGGAATTCCTTGCATTCTGTTTCGAGTGGAACGAGTACCTCAAAATCGGGGAATCCTTCAAGTCTAGGCTTGCTGTAGCCTTTGACGGCTCCTGCTCTGGCTTGCAACACTTCTCTGCTATGCTTCGTGACTCTGTTGGTGGGGAAGCCGTCAACCTCAAGCCTGATGATCATGTACATGACATTTACGGCATCGTTGCGGAGAAGGTAAGGGAGATCCTTAAGAGGGACCTGCAGGAAGGCACAGGGGACACTATGGAAACCCTTGAGGATGGCTCTAGCTACCTAAAGAAGGGCACCAAGAGCCTTGCCAAGGAATGGCTCGATCATGGGGTTTCCCGTAGTGTCACCAAGCGTCCCACGATGACTCTTTGCTATGGTGCTAGTAAGTTCGGTTTTGCAGACCAGATCCTTGAGGATACCATTTATCCTGCTCTTGCTCATAAGCCTTTGTCTTTCTCAAAACCCTCCCAGTCTGCTCGTTATATGGCAGGTCTTATCTGGGATTCCCTGAAGGGTGTCGTGGTCAAGGCTGTTGAGGCCATGGAATGGCTTCAGACTGCCTCGGGACTCCTTGCAAAGGACAAGAACATTGAAGGTAAAAATCTTCCTACTACTTGGATTACCCCTGCAGGTTTCCCCGTAAAGCAGAAGTACCCCAAGATGAAGATCAAGCGTCTCAAGTCTGTCCTCTCTGGGTCTATCAAGATTTTTGACACAACCTCTGGTGAATCTGAGGATGTTCAAGAGGGTGCGTTCTTCCGTCCTAACCTTATGGAACCTACAGGAGAGATTGACAGTCGAAAGCAGAAGCAGGGTATTGCACCTAACTTTGTTCACAGCATGGACGCTTCTCACTTGATGCTTACTGTCTGTGCATGTGTTGACAAGGGTGTTAATGCTTTTGCCATGATTCACGACTCCTATGGAGTACCCGCAGGTCATGGCTCTGTCATGTTCACAACTGTTCGAGAAGTCTTTGTAAGTACCTACACGGAGAACGATGTTTTGCAGGATCTTCATGATCATATTTGCAACCTCCTGTCTCCTAAGATGCTCAAGGATCTCCCTGAAGTGCCTACTAAGGGTGACCTCGACCTTGAATGTGCTAAAGAGTCTATGTACGCATTTAGCTAGTACACTATGACTAAACCCAATTAATGTACGCTAGTAGAGAGAAGAGCCTTAGGGTTCTCCTCTCTACTTTCATATCTAAGCTAACAAAACCAACAAAAAAATCAATTGTGTACGCTAGTAGAGAGAAGGATCTCTCAAGAAGGGATTGACATCCCAAGTACACACAAAGGAAACACATACTATGAACGATATTCGACTCACCACCCCCAAGGGTTATGCACAGTATCCGTACCTTAAGGATCCTGACACCAAGTTCAACCCTGACGGTGACTACAAGGTAAACCTTGCTATGGACGATAACGAAGCCACTGGCAAGCTGATCGCAAAGCTTCAGGAAACGCTTGAAGATTTTTATGACAACGATGAGGAAGTTGCTAAGGCTGTTGCCAAGGGCCGCAAGGTTATCATGTCTGACATCTACGAGAATGACGAAGAAGGCCGTATTGTCTTGAAGTTCAAGCAGAAGGCCAAGATCACCAAGAAGAACGGTGAAAAGATTAACATCAAGCTCCCGCAGTTTGACTCCCGTGGCAAGCCCATGGAAGCGGCTAACATTGGTCGTGACTCTGTCATCAAGGTTAACTTCTCTGTTCGTCCGTACTACCTCCCGACTACCAAGACTTGCGGCCTCTCGCTCCGCCCTGTGGCCATTCAGGTGATTCAGCTCAATGAATTCTCTGGCGGTGGTACTGCAGAATCCTATGGTTTCGGTGATGAAGGGGAAGGCTATGAGGCTCCCTCTAAGGAACCGTGGGAGGAACTTGAGGACGATGAAAACCCGTCTGACTTCTAATCTCTAATTAAGGAACATAAAAATGACCAAGTACAAGCTTACTGAAAAGGCTATTGCTGAAAAGTTCGACATGCTTTGTGGTCTCACTATCGACATGATTAACCTCAGGGTCAATGAGGTTATTGAGGAAAGAGTAAATAACGGTGCCCTTATTCCTGTTCCTGTTCGCGTGATTGTTGAACTCTCTCGTATTGATGTTGTTTTCAAGGATCCTGATATGAATAAGCTGTTCGGTATCCTGAACTCCTACAAGTTCCAAGTCTATAGTGAGGATCTTGAAGAAGAAGAGTTCCCCAAGGAACTCAAGAAGATCACTACGGGTGTCTGGTACGATGTCAAAGACATCATCAACGGGGAGTACGATATTGAGGACGCCCTTGAGGACACCTATGATGTTATGGTTTGTGAAGCAAGCGCAGACGGCATGGGATACAAGGATAACTTTACGGGCAGTCATCGTGCTTACCGTGTTGGGTATCTTGACATCAACGATGACGGCTATGTCTTTTGCTCTCGTGGTCAGGAGTTCCCCCTTAAAGCCTTTGTGCGTCTCATGTTTATCCCTGCAGAGACTAAGGAAGAATAACCAACATGACAACCCGCAAGGCCGCCTACAGCTACAAGAGGCGGCATAATACGGGTACTTACAGGTCAGGTCTTGAGGAGGTCAATAGTGATCTTCTCAAGACCTTTTCAATTGAACCTAACTACGAGCAATATTATCTTGAGTATGTAGTACCCGAAAGCAAACACAAGTACACCCCTGATTTCGTCCTTCCTAATGGAATCATTGTTGAGACCAAAGGAGTATGGGACGCAGAGGATAGAAAGAAACACCTGCTCATTAAAGAGCAACATCCTAACCTAGACATTCGTTTTGTCTTTAGTAGGTCAGCTACTCCTATCTACAAGGGATCTAAGACTACCTACGCATCATTCTGTGACAAGAATGAGATCCCCTATGCAGACAAAAAGATCCCTGAGGAATGGCTAAAAGAGCCTGTAAGGAAAATCCCTAGGGGTGTCTTGCTTGATAAGAAGAAGAGTAAAAATGACCGTTAACTATAAGAAACCTTACATTGAGACTCACAAGAGTTTCATCAATTACAAGTCAAGACCTGAAACCAAATTCATTGTTGTTCACTGCTCTGCTACACAACCCAAAGATTCCTATGATTGGAAGACGATTGATCAGATGCACCGACAGCAAGGATGGCTCGGTATTGGCTATCACTTTGTCATTAAGACCGATGGCACTATTCAGGAGGGTAGATCCCTGAATGCCGTTGGTTCACATGTCAAAGGGCACAATAGCGATTCCGTAGGTATCTGCCTGATCGGTGGCATCGATCGTAACGGTAAGTCCACTGACAATTTCACTAAGGAGCAGAAGGATTCCCTTAGAGTCCTTATTGATTACCTGAGAGGGGTATATAACGATGAGGTCACTGTATGTGGTCATCGAGATTTTGACGGAGTCCATAAGGACTGTCCCTGTTTTGATGTTAAGTCGTGGTACGGTAAGGGTGCTAAGTTCCTTAAATTTTCTAAGAAAGAAACCTTTCTAGAGAAGGCAGGTCTATCTAAGGTAGACTTTGAGGAATACAATGGTTGCATTGATGACGTACAAGAGGGCGATCTCGTCTATGTAGGCTATTAGTGTACGCTAGTAGAGAGAAGCAACATGCTTAGATACGTTAAAGCCATTATCATTGGTGTTGCATTCTTTGTTGGTTTGTACCTAGGATCTTCCTATGAAGAGAACAAGTATAGGGAGATCCTAGTATCAACACAGAAAGAGTACATTGCAAAGATTGATGAGGTAACCAAAGGAAAAGATGCAACGATTAACTTACTTCTTAAAGACATGGCTACCACTGACGCTGTGCAATCTGCTCTTGATAAGCGGATTAGCAGGTTGCAGTACAACATCAACAGTGGAAACAAAGCCATCATGCAACATACCGACAGAGTTACTGCAGAGTCAGTCGTCGTATGTAGACAGCTACTGTCAGAAGGTGCAGAGCTACACGGAGAAGGTGTTAAGATACTCAGAGACACCAATAGGCGACTTGAAGCAATAATTAACTTACACGGCGTGCCCCCGAAATAGTCTTCTAAACTATCGGCATAAAACATCGGGAAGGAGCCAAGGGGTTCGATTCCTCCACGCCGTACCAAATACGCTGTTTGATTGTACTCCTCTCACTATAAGAGAAGTGAGGAAGTCCTACGGCTCTTAAGAGTGTCAGGTCGCTACTGACTAGGATGTCTACCGAATTAGATCCGAAAGGGGGCAACGGTTACCCCCACAGAATTCAGGAAGTATGGCAGAGTGGTTTAATGCAACGGTCTTGAAAACCGTCAGTCAGAGATGGCTCGTAGGTTCGAATCCTACTACTTCCGCCAATAACAATACAACTATTCTGTTATAAGGTACTTATATGAAGAAAGTAAAACTATTTTGTAGTGATGAATATTCAGTAGATGATTTAGGAAACGTCTACTCTAAGAAAGGAAAGATCCTTAAGAGTTCTTTGAATCCTAGAGGGTATCCTATGATTAACTTAATGATAGATGGAAAAAGAAAGGGTATCGCCGTTCACAAAGCGGTTTTAAATTCTTTTTTGAAACCTTCATTTAAAAATGCGCAAGTTAATCATATTGATGGGAACAAACAAAATAATCAATTGTCTAATTTAGAATGGTGTACTGCTAAAGAAAATGCACAGCATTCCCTATACACGTTGGACAACATTTCAACCAGAGGAAGGTCTATTGTAGCTATTCACGAATCAGGATGGTTTAAGCAGTTTAGATCTTTAAGAGAATGTGCTAGGTTTTTGAAGTGCTCTCATGGAGCTGTATCAGCAGTAATTAGAGGGTACAAAAAGAGATGTAAAGGTTGCACATTTAAATGGGTCGATGGAGAAATTGGTGAGACTCAGCACACTTAAAATGTGCCGCCTAGAGCATAGGGGTTCGAATCCCCTTCGACCTACCAATTTTTTACTTAAAACAGAGGCTTATATGCAAACTCAGAAGGAACTTGATCGAATGGAATCTGATTGGGAAGCTCGTTGGGAGGACGAGTATCAGGAGTATCTTGAATCTCTTGATGAAGAAGACGAGGAAGATGACGACGATGAGGACGATGAAGAATGAATATTTGTACTGCTAAGTGTCTTGTCCATTATGAAAACCTGTGGACTTTCGAGTTGACTTATCCTCGATATATCCACAGTGAGTTCATGACACATCGTGTCTTCTCACGTAATGCCAGTAGCTCACGTGCTATCCCTGTGAGGCGTGTGATTGAACAGGTGCGAGAGAACCCTGTGATGCCTCCTAAGGTCTTCATGAATCAGAAGGGTATGGTAGGTGAGACTGAGGCTGATGAAGTTACTACTACTGCCTTCCATGTTCTTTGGAAGGAAGCCGCAGATAATGCCTGCAAGACTGCTGAGATGATGGAACGCTTGGGTATCCATAAGCAACACGTCAACCGCATTCTTGAACCCTTCCAGTTCATTAAGGTGATCGTTACTGCCACTGAGTGGTACAACTTCTTTGCCCTTAGGCTTGCACCTGATGCACAGCCTGAAATCCGACAGCTTGCAAGAGTCATCTATGATGAGATGGATCGTTACCGTAACAAGGAAGTAGGTGTTCTTGAGGTTAGCATTCCTCGTAAGGACTGCCCTGATATCTTTGCTCGCATGGGTGCAGATAAGGTGCATACTATCGTGTCCCTTCCGTACATCACTGATGAGGACATTAAGGAGATTGGTAAGGATAACTACCGTCAGCTTATGAAGATCTCTGCCGCACGATGTGCCCGAGTGAGCTATAATAATCATGATGGTTCTAAGCCTAACCTTGAGAAGGATATGAAGCTGTACGATCACCTCTATGAGGGCAGGCATTTGTCTCCTATGGAGCATGCTTGCATTCAAGATCCTGATTACCGCAAGTATGCTAATCTGAACGGTTGGAAGAGCCTTCGGTATCTCGTAGAAAACTACCTGTTGTAAAAATGAAAGATTATCAAGAGAGTACGTTCCTTTATCATGAGTCTTGTCCTAAGTGTGGTTCCTCTGACGCCTGTGGAGTCTTTAGTGATGGCCATAGGTATTGTTATTCTTGTAATTCGTATTTTAGAGCTGATGGGAAAGTAATCCAACAAAAGGAGAGTGTTGTGTGTAAGGAATGTATTCCCCTTGATGATCTTGATGTGTCCTATCTTTCTGCAAGGAAGATCAATCAAGACACTTGTTCCAAGTTCAAGTACATGGTAGGAGACTACAAGGGTACTCCCTGTCAAGTAGCCAACTACTATGATGACAATGGTAACATCGTAGGTCAGAAGCTTAGGTTCCCTGACAAGTCCTTTGCTGTACTTGGTAAGATCGCTAATCACCTCTTCGGTTCTCAGCTGTGGTCTTCTGGTAAGAAGATTGTGATTACTGAAGGTGAGATTGATTGTCTTACTGTGAGTCAGCTCCAGTCAAACAAATGGCCTGTTGTGAGCATCCCTAATGGTGCTCAAGCGGCTAAGAAGGCTATTGAAGCTAATCTAGAATATCTGGATAAGTTTGAAGAAGTCGTTCTTATGTTTGACATGGACGAACCTGGTCGTAAGGCTTGTGAAGAGTGTGCTAAGGTTCTCCCTGCAGGTAAAGCTTTCATTGCTAATCTTCCCTTGAAGGATCCTAATGAGTGCCTTCTTGAGGGTAAGGGCAGTGAGGTCATTCAGGCTATCTGGAATGCAAAGCCTTATAGACCTGATGGGATTGTTGCGGGTACAGACTTGTATGAGAAGTGTGTTACCGATATTGATGACCTGAAGGATTCTGTAGAGTACCCTTGGGTTGCACTTCAGAACAAAACTAAAGGAGCTAGACATGGTGAACTGTATGTCTTCACAAGTGGAAGTGGTATGGGCAAGTCCACAATTCTCAGAGAACTCGAATACTACTTTGGCGTTCACAGGGGAGAACTATGCGGAATCGTTGCTCTTGAAGAATCTACTCGCAAAACTGGGATGGAACTCATGTCAATTCATCTTAGCAAGCGACTCATACTCAATCCTGAATGTGCAGATGAAGACGAGCGAAGCCGCGCTTTTTCGGAGACTATTGGAAACGGAAACTTCTTCCTGTACGACCACTTTGGGTCTCTTGATTCAGGCAATCTGCTTAGCAAGCTTAGATACATGATTGTGTCCCTAGGATGCAAGCGTATCTTCCTTGACCATATCTCCATCGTGGTCTCTGGCATGGATACCGATGAGGACGGCGGTGAACGTAAAGCAATTGACAAGCTTATGACAAACCTCCGTTCCCTTGTGGAAGAGACTGGGGCTACCATGTTCGTAGTGTCTCACCTTAAGCGTCCTGAGAAGAAGGGACACGAAGAGGGGGCACAGGTATCCCTTAGTCAACTTAGAGGGTCTGGAGCTATTGCACAGCTCTCTGACATGGTGATTGGCCTTGAGAGAAATCAACAGGGCGACAATCCCAATGTGTTGACTCTTAGAGTCCTTAAGAACCGCTTCAGTGGTGACACTGGGGTGAGTGGCCACCTTTACTATGATCAGGACACTGGTAGGCTCTCTGATTATGAGGCAGATCCTGAATGTCCTTTTGAGGATGAAGAAAATGAGTTTTAAAGAGTTTATTTCCCCACTTACTTTTTGGTATTACGACAAGGACATGTCTCTTGCGGATCGTGTCCTCTCATGCTTTTGGACACTCCTGTTGCTTCCTATTGCCCCTGTGCTTCTAGCCGCTAAGCATGAGTATTCTGCTGAGTACAGAGACCTAAGTTTTCTGGTATTCAAGATCTACGTGATTGCCCTGTGGGTGATCTTTATTACAGTAGCTTTCCTTTTGGTGTTCCTGTAGGATCTTTTAGCAAAGCTATTTAAGGAATAGAAAATGCTGACAATTAAAGACAAATATATTGTATTCGATATTGAAACTGATGGGTTGCTTGATACGACCAAGAGGTTTTGGTGTGGTTGGTTGTACGACTCCTATACTGATTTGTACACTGGCTACACTGATCTTGATGAGTTCTTTGATGCCCTGAATAAGTATGGTACTAGTGGGTACAACATCGTCGGTCACAATATCTGCAAATTCGACATCCCTGCTCTTAAGAAGCTCAAGGGTGAGAGGTTTGAGTTTGATGTTCGAGATGTCTGTATTGACACTCTTGTGCTTGCTCGTCTGATCTATTCGAACATCAAGGACACTGACGTTGGTCTTATGCGTACTGGAAAGCTCCCTAAGGCTCTCTATGGTTCCCATAGCTTGAAGGCTTATGGTTACCGCATGGGTGAGCTTAAGGGCACCTACGGTGAACAAGAGGACGCATGGGACAAGTTCACTCCTGAGATGTATGAGTACAACAAGCAGGACGTTGTGGTTACCCTTAAGCTCTTCAATAAGCTGATGTCTAAGGGTTACCCTTTGAAGGCTATTCAGCTTGAGCATGACATTGCTTGGGTTATGGCTAAGCAGGAGCGTAATGGGTTTGTCTTTGATAAAGATGCGGCAGTAAAGCTCTATGCTGAACTCTCAGCTAAGAGGCAGGAGATCTATGATAGCCTTGTCTCTGAGGTAGGTCCTTGGACTGTCTACAAGGGAGACAAGATCTACAAGCGAGATAATGCTAAGAGGGGCATTAAGGCAGGTGTTCCTTACCCTCAATATGAAGAGGTTACCTTTAATCCCAACTCTCGTAGCCATATCGCTAAGGTTCTTATGGAAAGAGGTTGGGAACCTACTGAGGTTACACCTACGGGTGCTCCTAAGGTTGATGAAGATACCCTGCAGTCTGCTATGGGTATCTCACTGACACCTAAGATCCTTGAGTACCTGCTGATTAACAAGCGTATTGCACAGCTTGCTGAGGGTGACAATGCTTGGCTTAAACTGATGGTTGAGGATGAAGATGGTTACTACAGAATTCATGGTTCTGTCAATCCTAATGGGGCTGTTACTGGTCGTGCAACTCATTCATATCCTAATGTTGCACAGGTACCTGCAGGAAGGTCTCCATATGGTAAGGAGTGTAGGTCTCTGTTCACAGTACCTGAAGGCTGGTTTGAGGCAGGTATCGACGCTTCTGGTCTCGAACTTCGTTGTTTTGGGTCTTTTCTGTATCCTTTTGACAACGGGGCTTACATAAAGGAAATCCTTGAGGGCGACATTCACACCCATAATCAGAAGATGGCAGGGCTTCCTACTAGAGACCAAGCTAAGACCATGATCTACTGTATGCTCTATGGTGGTGGTGATGGTAAGCTTGGGGCTGTCATCAACGGGACTGCTAAGGACGGTAAGGCTCTTAAGGAAAGGTTCTTTAAGGCTGTACCTGCATATAAGAAGCTCTGTAGCTCCATCGAAAAGGCTCTTGTTGAGTCTTCCGAATGGATTGGTAATACTCAAAAAGTAAAATGGAAGAAACGTGTCCACCCTGATTGCCCTACTCTTAATATTTCTCATCATATTCTTGGGCTTGATCGCCGCCTTGTTTATGTGCGAAGCCCTCACTCGGCTCTGAACACTATCCTGCAGTCTGCAGGTGCCCTAATTTGTAAGAAGTGGGTGTGCCTTGTTGAGGAGAATATGCGTAAAGCAGGCTACAAGCATGGTTGGGACGGAGACTTTGCCATGATGGCTTGGGTGCATGATGAAGTACAGGTTGCCTGCAGAACCAAAGAGATTGCAGAAGACTGTGTACGAATTGCTCAGGAGTCTATGAGACAGACTCAGGAGTTCTTTAAGTTTAATTGTCAGTTGGATACTGAAGGTAAAATTGGAGATAACTGGTATTCTTGCCACTAAGGAGTAATTATGGCTAAAAAGATTAAGATTATTTTCTGGTACGAACGAGATGAGGACGGGAGTTACCTTAATGCCCGTCTGGAGACTCCTAATGGAGTCCGTGAGCTCTATGACACGACTACTGAAGAGGCTATTATTGAAGCACTTAAGGATGTCAACATTGAGCTTGAGACTGGTTACGACTGGGGTGACGATGAGGAGGACTACGAATAATGCACAAGTATCTTATGTTCCTTGGGTATATTGACGCTCATACCCCTAAGCTTCAGTCTGATTTCTGTCGATACAAAGCTAAGCTTGTAGCTGAGGCGGCATCTCGTGGTCACATTACGTGCTTCTGCTTTGGTAAGCCTACCAACAAGTGGCACCTGACTACTGAAGGTCTTGAGCTCTATAACTACCATAAGGATATCTACTATGGCCAAGCTATTGATTGACGGAGATATCCTTGCCTATAAGGCATCCTCTAGTGTCCAAAAGGACATCGACTGGGGTGATGGTCTTTGGACTTGTCATGCTTACCTTGAGGATGCCGTTGAGCAGTTTAGGAATCTTTTGGATAACATTTTGTTTGCCCTAAAGGAAACCACTCTTGAAGATTATTCTATTTCAGATATGATGTTTTTCTTCTCTGATGAGGATAATTTTAGAAAGCATTATCTTCCTGAATATAAGAGTAATCGAAGGAATTCCCGAAAGCCTACCTGTTATAAAGCCTTGGTTGAATGGGTTTATAATAACTCCGAATATATCGTAATTAAACCCATTAAATATCTTGAGGCTGATGATGTAATTGGTATTTATGCTACTACCTATAAAGACGCTATTATTGTGTCTATGGATAAGGATTTTAAGACTATTCCGTCTAAATTCTTTGACTTTGGTAGAGGTGAATTTAAAGACATTACTGAGGACGAATCAAAGTATTGGCTCATGTATCAGACTCTCATTGGTGACACTACGGATGGCTATAAGGGATGTCCTACGTATGGCCCTGTAAAGGCTAAGAGGCTCCTTGATGCTACTCCTGTGGAGTCCTATTGGGATGCTGTGGTCAAGGCTTATGAGAAGCAGGGGCTTACTGAAGACGATGCTATTCTGCAGTGTACGATGGCTAGGATTCTCCGTAAGGAGGACTTCCTTAGGTTCACTGAAGGTGAGATCCCTCCTCTGTACAACCCCAAAATGTACTCCTAATACAACAAGACAAATTTTAATTAGTATCCCCTAGTAGACTAAGGAACACATACACTATGGAACTTGATAACAATAACGTGGTTGATATTGATGAAGATTTCCCGTACATTCCTAAGGAGCTCCTTGAGAGAATCCAGAAGGACTTCGATATCCGTAAGATGATTTGGTACTCTGATGACCGTAATCTCCTTATGGGTATCCAACAGGTTATCTCTTATCTTGAAGATCATTATAATAAACAAACTAATTAATGGAGATAGCTAACTATGGGGGCTCTTTTTAAGAAGCCTAAGACTCCTGACATTAAGGTCAATGCTCCTGCTATTGAGAACCCTGTTCTTGAGCCTGAGGCACCTGAGCTTGGGGCTGAGGAATCTGAAGAACGCAAAAAGAATAAGGGAAAGAAAGCCTTAAGGATTGACTATGTTGGTTCTGCACGAGGGACTAATCCCCTCTAGTAAGGTCTATAAGATTTGTGTCTTAAAAGGTAAAGAAGACATTAAGATCTTAGATTATATTTTTGACAAGGGAATTGAGCTGATTAAATACAATCCTAATTCCCTTCCGTTTGTCTCTAAGTATTCTAGTAAGCATATTGTCTATGATTTTCTAAAGCAGATTGTCTTATCAGAAGATGATAGTGGTTACTGTGTACTCAGTTGCTACGATAAGGATATGGAACTCGTGGGTGCATCCCTAGTGTCTTGGGGGAGTCCTTGGTATGCACCTACGAGTATCCGAGTTATTAACGAAGAATGCACTGTAGCTTTTAAGCGAGGTGTTGGTTTAGCTAGAGCCTTGGCGTATGTCTTAGAAAAGGTTGCCAAAGATAAAGGTTTTAAACTGGTAATGTTCTCTAATGCGAATCTCCCTAATAGAAAGATGTTGGAGAATACCTATGAGAAACACCTAGGTTATTCTTCATACAAAACATTTTATAAGGAAATTTAAATGGGATTCTCGATTAAGAAAGCCTTTAAGAAGGTGGCTAAGGTTGCTAGTTTTGGTGCTTACCGTGGCGGCTATGGTGGCGGCGGTGCAGTTGAGTCACCCACTCCTGCTCCTGAACTTGAACTGACCAATCAGGAAGGTGAAGCTGAGCAGAAGGAAGAACCTGCCAAGATTAAGTATCGTAAGGGTAAGAAAGCCTTGAAGATTACCAAGGATGATACGCCTTCTACTGGTGCAGGCCGTAACATTGTCTAACAAGGAGGGTTATGATGGAAGGTTGGAATGGCAACTAATACTGAACATACTGCAGGTAACATCCCTCTTGAGGGTGCTAAGGTTACCTATGACAAACTGACTACCGACCGAGACCCGTATACTCAGAGAGCAGAGAAGTGTGCGACCTACACAATTCCTATGCTTTTCCCTAAGGAATCTGATGATGGTGGTACGAACTACACTACCCCATATAACTCTGTAGGTGCTAGAGGCCTTAATAATCTTGCCTCTAAGCTTCTCTTAGCTCTTCTGCCTCCGAATCAGCCCTTCTTTAGACTTGGGCTTGACTCTGAATCAACCATCATGCTGAATGAATCTGGAGATACCCAGATGAAGGACAATATTGAGTATGGTCTTTCACTTATGGAACAGCAGATGGTCAAGTATATGGAGTCTCAATCTCTCAGACCTACTCTCTTTGAAGCAATCAAGCAGTTGATCATTGCAGGTAATGCTCTCTTGTTTCTCCCTCCTGCTGAGGGTGGTATGAGATGCTATAGCCTTAGAGAGTATGTGGTACAGCGAGATGCTATTGGCAATGTCCTTCAGATTATTGCTAAGGACACTGTAGCTAGAGGCTCACTCCCTGATAACATTCAATCCTTGCTCCCTGAAACTGGTGACCAGTCTCTCAATGAGAAGGTGGATATTTATACGCATATCTACAGGGTTGCTGAAGGTGAAGGTTATCATTGGGAAACCTATCAGGAAATCGAAAGTGAGGTCATTGCAGGTTCTGAACAGCAGTACCCTGCAGGTAAGACTCCTTGGATTCCTTTGCGATTCACTAAGAAGGATGGTGAACATTATGGCCGATCCTTCGTTGAGGACTATTTGGGTGACTTGGTCTCTCTTGAGAACCTCTCTAAGGCAATTGTAGAGATGTCTATGGTTGCATCTAAGGTTCTCTATTTGGTTTCTCCTGCTTGTCAGACGAACATCAGAGCCTTGGCTAAGGCTGAGAATGGTGCCTTCGTTAGGGGGCGACAGGAAGACGTGATTCCCATGCAGTTGAATAAGAGCATGGACATGTCTACTGTGTTGACTACGGCACAGCAGATTGAATCTCGCTTGTCTTACGCATTCCTTTTGAACTCTGCAGTTCAGAGCGGTGCGGCAGGTAGAGACAGAGTTACCGCAGAAGAGATTAGGTACGTCGCAGGTGAACTTGAAGACACCTTGGGTGGTGTCTATTCTCTCTTGTCTCAGGAACTTCAGTATCCTCTTGTTGGCTGTGTCTTTAATCAGATGCAGTCTCAGGGTTTGCTTCCTGTGCTTGATGAGAGTATTGCTGAGATTGAACCTACGATTATTACGGGTGTTGACGCTCTTGGTAGAGGTCAGGATCTTAACAATCTTGCTCAGGCATTGCAGATTATGCAACAGTTCCCTGAATTCCTTCAGGCTCTTAACGTAGGTAACTTGGCTACTAGAATCTTTGCGGCGGCTCATATTGACGCTACTGGTCTTGTGAAGACCCCTGAGGAACTTCAGGCAGAACAGCAGGCCGCTATGGAACAGTATGCACAACAGCAGGGTATTGATGCTTCTGCACAGATTGCTACTGAGGAAGCTAAATCACAAATGGAATAATAAATAATGGAAGACAATTCTCAAGTTTATGATACGCCGTCTCTTCAGCAGGAAGCTGAGGCTAATGGCATTGAAATCATGGAATCTAGCACTGACCAGATTCAGTATGATGACAATGAAGGTGTTCCCCCTGTCGAAACTGAGGGGGAAGAACCTTCCACTAATACCGAAGGCAATGCCGAAGAAGGTGACGAGTCTACTGCAGATAATAAGGAAGAAGGTGAGAAAGACCTTCAGGAAGAAGTAGACAAGCACAGTAAGGCAATTTCTTCGATTAAGGAAGACCTTAAGGGTAAGGGTGTCGACTTCAATAGTGCAGTCAAGGAATATGAGACCAAGGGTTCTCTTTCCGAAGAGACTATTGAAGCCCTCAATAAGGCAGGCTACCCGCCTGAAGTTATTGAAGCCTTTATTGAAGGTCATGTTGCTATGGAGGAGCGTTTCACCAAGGCTATTTATGAGTCTGTTGGTGGTGAAAAGGAATACCGTAGCATTGTCAATTGGGCTTCTCAGAACCTTACTAAGAAGTCTATTGACGCCTTTAATCGAGCCGTCGACAACAACAACATCAATGCAATCACTCTTATGCTTGAAGGTATGAAGGCTAAGATGGTTGCCAAGATGGGTACCGCTAAGAAGTCTATTCATGGTGGTGCATCAGCTCCTAATGGTTCACCTAAGGGTTACAATAGCAAGGCTGACGTGATCAAGGCTATGTCTGATCCTCGTTACGGTCGTGATGCAGGGTATACCCGTATGGTTGAACAGCAGATGTGGGCAACTAACTTTTAATTTATTTAACAACAACAATCTTTAATTTTTAATAGGAAACTATAAACAATGGCCGCTCTTCTTGAAACTGGCATCTCTAATCCTGGTCAGAAGCTTTCTGAAGGTGCTCGTGCTGCTCTCTTTATGAAGGTGTTTTCAGGTGAAGTACTGACTGCCTTCGCCCGTAACACCGTGATGATGTCTCGTCATCAGGTTCGAACGATTGACCATGGAAAATCGGCTTCATTCGCTGTCATGGGTCGTACCCGTGCTAAGTATCTTGCACCGGGCAACTCCCTTGACGATCAGCGTAAGAAGTTTGAGCATACTGAAAAGGTCATCGCTATCGATGGCCTTCTTACTGCTGACTGCCTCATCACTGATATTGATGATGCCATGAACCACTATGACGTTCGAGTCGAATACTCACGTCAGCTTGGTGAAGCCCTTGCTCAGTCTGCTGACTGTGCTATTATTAATGAACTTGCTAACATGGCCGCTAAGGCCCCGGTGGAAAACATCCCCGACAACGGTACTGATGCTGACAAGGTGAAGGGTACGGGTAAGCCGTTCGAGTTCGTCACGGGTCTCAGCCTCTCGCAGTCCGCTGGCTATGGTAACAAGATCATTGAAGGTCTCCTTGCCGCTCGTGCCGCCTTTACGAAGAACTATGTCCCGATGGGTGACCGCTACTGCCTGCTCACGCCTGAAGGCTACTCTGCTCTTATTAAGGCTCTCATGCCCGACTCAGCTAACTATCAGGCTCTCTTCGATCCGAACTCTGGCAAGCTCCAGACGATCTGCGGTTTCGAAGTGATTGAAGTCCCGCACCTCCTGAATGAAGGAGTTGACGGTAAGCATGAGCTCAACACGCAGGTCTCTACGGCAGGTCTTCAGGGTATTGTGTTCCATCGCTCTGCTGTTGGCACGGTCAAGCTGAAGGATCTTGCTATGGAACGTGCTCGCCGTGCTGAGTATCAGGCTGACCAGATCATTGCCAAGTACGCTATGGGTCACGGTGGTCTTCGTCCTGAAGCCGTTGGTGTCTTCGTTAAGGAAGCTCAGTCCTAATAATGACTCTTGACAGAATCCACGAGGCTTATAGCAATACGTTCTTCTGTCAGTTAAGCAAGTGGGGTAGTGCTCTCTCTTTTGAGGAGGCTAAGGCTCTTGGTCTCCCTATTGACGAACCTAAGGCTCGTGTTAATGGAGAGAAGGCTACCCCCACTAAGAGACCTGCTAGAAAGCCTAAAAACAATAACAATAAGGAAGAGTAATGATTATTACACCTAGTAATGAACTTGATGCTGTGAATGAAATCCTGTCGTCCGTAGGCTCAAGTCCTGTAAACTCACTTGAGGACGACCTTAATGTGGATGTATTGAATGCTAAACGCATCCTTAGTGCAGTTAGCACCGAAGTTCAATCTAGGGGTTATCGCTTCAATACTCTTAATAACGTTTATCTTACGCCCGATTCTGATACTGGGCTTGTACCGTTTGCCCATGATTATATCAGGGTGTTTTCTTCAGGTTACAAGCTAGTTAATAGATCGGGCTATTTTTTCGACCTTGAGACGGATACCAATGAGTTCCCTGAAGGTCTTACTGTTACGGAACTTGTTAAGAAGCTTCCGTTCGAAGAGCTTCCTGTGGTCTTCCGTAAGTACATCACTGTGAAAGCCGCAAGAACCTTTCAGGTAAAGTACCTGACTAGTGCTGATATTGATGCTTCACTTCAGTATGAAGAAGCTACTGCTTATGCAGACATTGTAGACTATGATCTTATGTCTGGTGAGTACAATATCTACAGTGGCGACTCGTTTATCTCTCAACAGATTCAGAGGAGCTAAGGTATGCCTTTGGTTTCTCAAAGTGTGCCCTCATTCAAGGGTGGTGTCTCTCAACAGCCTGACATTATCAGATTCCCTGATCAGGTTACTGAGCTTATCAATGGTTTTCCTAATGAGGTTGAGGGTCTCCAAAAGAGACCTCCTACGACCCACGTTAAGCGTATCTCAGACAAAGTAGACACCAATAAGAAGAAGTACCACATCATCAACAGAGATGAGACAGAGCAGTACATCCTTCAGTTAGGTAGTGGTGAGTTCCAAGTGTTTGACCTTAAAGGTAACGCTAGATCTTGCTCTTTTGAAACTGATGAGGATAGGCAATACATTACTGCAGATAACCCAAAGGAATCCCTTAAGGCTGTTACTGTCGCTGACTACACCTTTGTCTTGAACACTGAGAAGGTTGTGGATGCTGTAAGTGGAACTTCACCTGCGGGTAAGTCCGACACTGCTCTTGTTTACATCAAGAATGCACAGTATGCTAAGACTTATGCTATCTACATTGAAGGCAAGTATATTTGTGGTGTGATTACTCCTGACGGTGGTGAAGCTAAACAGGCAGTTCAGACCACAACGGCATTTATTGCAAGAGCTCTTTATTCGCTAATGTCTACGGGTAAGAAGCCTGACGGTACTAACCCTGACGTAGGGGGAACTTACGATGATCTCCTTAATCAGGTTGGTGGTAGATCTTCTATGGGGTACTCTAGGTCGAGTGCTAGTGTTAGTAACTATACAATTGGCCTTGTTGGTGACTCTATTCTTACCATTCAACCCAAATCTGGAGGGACACCTCCTAATGTACTCGTCAAGGATGGCTTTGGTAATCAGAATGCAATCGCCTACATGGGCAAAGTAACGGCTGTGAATAAGCTCCCTCCGATTGCCCCTGAAGGTTACATTATGCAGATCTCTGGTGAAAAGAAATCAGAGGATGATGACTTCTACGTTAAGTGGGATGGCCTTCATAAGGTTTGGAAGGAAACTATTGCACCCAGAATTCCCTATAAGATTGAACCTAAGAACATGCCTCATGCCATTGTCAGAGAGTCTGACGGTAGCTTTAAGCTAAAGAAGTTACCTTGGGTAGACCGAGGTTCTGGTAATGAAGACACTAATCCTGATCCGTCTTTTATTGGTCGACGTATTAATGATATTTTCTTTTATAGAAACAGACTAGGTGTAATTGCGGATGAGTCTATCATTCTTAGTTCGACTAACGACTTCTTTAATTTCTGGTTTAAGTCCTCAGCCGCAATTACTGATACAGACCCCATTGACGTTTCAGTGTCTTCTAACAAAGTAGCTACACTTACACATGCAGTCCCCTTTGCTAGAGAGCTTATGCTTTTCTCTAGAGAAGGTCAGTTCGTCTTGTCTAGCGATGGTGTCATGACTCCTAAGAGTGTTAAGTGTGACCAAATCACTAACTTTGACTATAATCCTGTGGTTCAGCCTATCAGTGTCGGTCCAAGTATCTTCTTTGTCAACGACAAGGTTAACTATAGCTCTCTCATGAGATATTACTCATTGCAGGACGTAGCAGACCTTAAGGACGCTGAAGATGTCTCTGCACACGTGCCTACGTATATCCCTAGGGGTGTCACTAGGTTGTCAGGGAATACAACTGAGAATGTTGTTACGTTGGTGAATACTGAGAATCCTAACACTGTGTTCTGTTATAAGTTTATCTTGCAGAATGGTGTAAGTGAACAGCAGGCTTGGTTTAAGTGGGTCTTTGGATACAAGGGTACTGAGGTAGTCCTAGCAGAGTTTGTAGGCTCAACTATTTACTTCCTTATTAACTCTCCTAATGGGCTGTTCCTTGATAAGGCACAGCTTACTGGCAACACTATTGATTTTCCTGAAGAGCCTGTAAGACTCTTTATGGATAGGAAGGTTGAATACAAAATCCCTGAGGATGCTAAATACAGCGACTTTGAGGATTACACGGAGATCTCACTTAAGGATGTCTATGGATATGTTTCCAAGAATACAGGTGAGTATTCATACTATGTAGTCGATAAGGACGGCTCTGTTTGGGAATTTGAGGATTGGGATGAATCTGAAGGCAAGATCAGACTTTATGGCGACCATAGAGGTAAGAGTGTCTTCGTAGGTATCTCCTATTACTTCTACGCTGTCCTGTCTAAGCAGAACATTAAGAAATCCACAGCCAGTGGAGGTGTTGTTGCGGAAGACGAAGGAAGACTACAGCTTAGGTATTATTGGTTTAACTACTCTAAGTCAGGTGTCTTTGAATGTCACGTTAACAATGAAATCAAGAACAAGCATTTCAAGTATACATTCACAGGTAGAAACCTAGGTGAATCCAGAACTAAGCTTGGTGCTAATAACTTGTACACAGGTAAGTTTAAGTTCCCTGTACAAGATGCTAACAATGAGGTTGCCATTAGTGTATCCTCAAACGCCCCTCAGCCGCTTAACATTATCTCAGGTGGTTGGGAAGGTCTTTATATTAGAAGGAATTCAGCAGTATGACGTTACTACCCCTCACTCCAGAACAGAATAACATCCTTTGTGAGATGGCTAAGTATGCAATTGAACATTGTGATGAGGTAGACATTCCTCTTGAGCATTTCATTCACGAAGGTGTTTACTATAGGACTTGTTTTGTCCCTAAAGGTGTTGCTATTATTGGAGCTCTAGTTAAGATCCCTACTACTGTTATTGTTAGTGGGGATTGCTATGTTACCTTAGGTAATACCATCGGGAGACTTGAGGGGTACAACGTTATCAAAGCTGAGGCAGGGCGTAGACAGGCATTTAGGGCTATTACTGATACTTACATCACGATGTGTTTTAGGACTGACTCTAAGGATGTTAAGGAAGCTGAGAAAGAGTTTACTGATGAGTGGATTCTCTTAACAACTAATAGAGAGGAATTACTAAAGAATGAGTAGCGTGATTGTTGCGGGTGCTATTATTGGTGGTGTCATCGGTGGTGGCTCATCAATTAATAGCATCTCCAAACAGAATAAGCAAAAGACTAAAGCCTTCCTAAAGCAGATGGAGTATCTGCAGAGGAACTATAACTATAACCAAGCGGCTCTTGATAGACAAGAGAGATCTAGATATGACTCAGCCCTTGTGGACTTGTTTACGATGTCCCTTAATTCATATCAGAACAACTCTCAGCTTGAAGCCGCGTTAGCTGAAACAGGCACCGAAGGTAGATCTTCAGAAAAGATCATGCAGACTGTTAGGGGTCAGACGGCTAGACAGGTGACTTCCTACAAGGAAGCTTATCTCAATGATGTGTGGAACATCAGGGGACAGAAGGAAGCTCTGTACATCTCTACTAAGGCTGAAGTTGAACAAGCTAAGGATCAGCTTAGTGCATCCTACATCCATGGTTCTCAGGCTTTCGGTCAATTTGTCAATGGTGTTGCTATGGGTGCCGCTATGGGTGCCGCTACGGCAGGTGCCGCTAGTGCTGTCGGTGGCGCTATTGGCGGTCAAACGGGTGGTATGCTAGCGGCTAATGCAGGTGTTGATGCTATCAGTAGTGCCGCTCCTACGATCACTGGAGCTAATGTCGCAGGTGGTGTCTCTGCACTTGAAGTTACAGGAGGTGCAGGTGGTGTTGCCGCTCTTACCTCTAATGCGTCCACAGGTGTGGCAACTGCTAATGCGGCAACTTCTGCGGGATCTAAGATGGGCTTCATGGATAGAGTCATTGCTAACTGGGATTCCTATGACAAGCAACTCAAGTTCTTTAACCAGATTGCTAACTATGGCAACATGGTACAACAAGCGACTCAACGACGTAGAGGATACTATTACTAATGGCTTATAAAAATTCAGACGGGAATTCATCTATTGCGAATGAGTGGGGGCAGTGGAGATACTTTAACTCTGCTATGACAAAGCTAGGGGAATCCAAAGCTACTGCTCCTACGATCAAACCTCAGAAGACTATTGAAGAAGCTGATGACTGGTTTGGTGCTGTTGAGGCGGCCTTTAAGGGTATTCAGGGTGTCTATGAGGCACGTAAGGAATTAGCTGAAAGTGTTGCTGATGAGTACCTTCAGACTCACTCCCTTGAAGAGTACAAGCAACAGATGACTGAGGGTAAAGTCCCATTCCAAGATGACCCTCTTGCTATGAGCGCCCTTAAGCAGAAGCATGGTAAGATTCTCTTCAGTAATATTGCTCAGGACTTTCAGGCTCGTGTAGATGCCAATGAGTTCAAGGGTATGGCCCCTGAACAGGTTGATGCAGAGTTCTTCAGGTACATGAAGGAACAATCTGCAGGTGCATCTAAAGCCTTTGGTTATGCTGATAATGACTACTTCTTCAATAAGGGTATTTACTCAGATTCTCCTAATCAGCGTGTTAAGATGATGCTGAGACAGAAGACTGTTGAGGATTCCTATCAGAGAAGTCAGGACTTGATCTCTAGTGCCGCTGAACTTAGCGCTATTAGCTCTAGTAAGAATGTCTCTGCAGATCTTCTTGTTGGTAAGCTTGCCGAACAGACGCTCACTACAGGTGCCCACGAGAAGCCTGAGGATACCCTTAAGAAGGTGTCTTCTACCTTGGAGATTCTTTCTGCTAATCCTAACGCAGGTCAGACTATTAGAGACCTTAAGGATAGGGAAATCCCCGGCCTTGATGGTGTTACTTTTGGTCAGGTCTTAGGTGAAGAAGGCTATAAGAATCTTGTCATTAAGAATGCTAATTTCAGGTATGCTTCTGATGCTCAGGCTAAGTTGGATTTCCAGAATGGCCTTAACGTTATGGCCAACAATGGTAAGGCGGCAGAACTGCTTGCTCTTAGAAACTCTAAGTTTGAAGAGTCAGGTGGTCTTCTTACTGATGAAGTCGAGGACGTTGAGAAGGCTTACGATGCGGCAGTAAAGGTTCAGATAGCTAATGCTAAGAAGAATGCGATAGCACTTAAGAAACAGCAGGATGAGCTTTTAAAGACTTCAGTGTCTAGAGCTTTTGTACAGTCGGTTGCCCGAGGTGAACCTGTAGTTTCTAAAGATGTCGCAGGTATTACTAACAAGGATATCGAGACAGCCTATCAGTTCCTTGCAGATACTGGTGCAATCACTTTCAAGGATCAGTTAGCTATTGCTAAGAATCCACACCTTCCGTTTAAGGACAATCCTGCTAGAAAGCATTTCACTAATCAGGCCAATGATGCACTTAACTGGCTCAATAACTCCACTAAGGAGTTTATGACCAGTAAGACTTTCCCTAAGGAAATTAAGGATTCTGTAAAAACCCTGATTGAAGTGTATAAAGCAGACCCCTCTAATTTCAGTAGCATTGTTGGCTCTAGTGCCGATAAGAACTTAGAGGATGCTAGAGCATTGGCTCTCATGTTGGACTCAGGCAGACCTATCGAAGACATCATTAGAGGTAAGGCTGAGATTCAGAAGCTTAAGGATGAAGGTAATACTAAGGAAATCACCAAGATCAGAGATAAGGCTATTAAGGCTATTCAAGATCCTATGTTAGGGGATTCTAAAGATATTGACTACAATGGCAAGGCTTTTGTGACTACCTTAACGTTTGCTTTTAGAAGTATGGGTGAGACTGCTGAGAAAGCTGTAGCTTTGGCCGAGGCTGAGTACAATAAGTCCTTTAAGAACCTTATGGGCACTTCAGTTCCGTCTTCATTTTTTACTGGGTGGAGTGGTCTCACAGTACCTGATAAAGAACTTCTTGCTAGAATCAAGAAGGAGATTCCGAGTAAATACCTTGAGGATGTCGATAAGAATGTTACATTGAGTTTTGACAACTCTAGTAATGTGCTTACTGTAGCTGACCGTGCGGGTAACTCTATCTTCTCAATGAATCAAGCTGAAGCTTCAAACCTTGTTGAAAGCATTGGCGATGAAATCTACAATAGAGTTGAAAGACAGGAAATGCTTCAGGAGAAGTACACTAGTCTTACCTTTGGCGGTGATCAACAGTACAACGATAAATAAGGAATAAAAGTGGCAGATAATAACAACCTCACTTCACAGTTTGATGATCTTATTTTGCAGTCTGCTACTAAGTACGGGCTAGATCCTGATAGATTTCGTAGACAGATCTTTCAGGAATCTAGCTTCAGACCTGATGCAGTATCCAAGGCTAATTGCGTAGGTCTTGGTCAGATCAACCCTAAGACTGCAAAACGTTATGGTATTGATCCAAAGACCCTTACAGATCCTTCAGTGAACCTTGATCTCTCTGCTAGGATCATGAAGGATAACTTGGTGATGACCAAGGGCGACTACAATGGTGCATTGGCTATGTACAACGGTGGTACTAAAGCTAGAATTGCATACATGGAAGGTCGCTATGAGGATCTCCCTAAGGAGACCTACAACTACATTAGCAATCTTGGCGATGACAATAAGTTTGCTAAGAAAGCTCCTCCTCAGAAGACACCTGAACAGATAGCTGAGGCAGAAGCTAGTTCACTAGCAGAAGCTAGTTCACTAGCAGAAGCTAGTTCACTAG